TTGCCTTGTACATGTAGTTTTCCAAACTCCGTATAGACGGATACTTCATCTTTCTTAAACCCCGCAAGGGCGACTTCGAGTCTCGATTCGACATTACTTACTTCAACTATATTATATGGTGGGTAGTTTGAAGAGGTGTCTACACCATCCCAGAATCTGTTGAGGTATTCATCCATTCCTATGCTGTTTCTAGAAATCCTCTCCATCAATTCTGGAAGGTTTGCAGCATGAAATCTTGCTAGATTAGTCATCTTAGTAGCTCCTTAAATAAGCGAGTTTGTGTTGTGTGATCCCCGAAGGCAATCATTACTATTTAAACACAAATGCTTTAAAGAGTCAGTGTTGAATACCGTCAAAACTGATTCGGTTAATCCTCTTTCTTCTTCCCTATGTTGTACTTACTCTCCAGAGTCCATTCTCCCTTCTCTTTATAAGCGAGAACCTTGATCTGACTTAGGGGTGCCACATCAACAATACTTTCTTTGGCTGTGATAGAAACCAATCCCCAATCACTAAGTAACTGAACGATACGATTTCTACGTTGCACATCATTCAAACTTAAGTTTGCTTTCTTACCATCAAGAGCAAACAATTCTTTAAAGTGTACTATAAAGTACCTACCTTGCTTATGTAATATATGGCAAGACTGATATAGTTTCTTTTCTTTCCTAGAAGCTACACCAATACGTGTTAATGTTTCTCTTACCTTAAGGAAGTCATCGGGTTCTTTCAACCCAACTTCTACCATACTATCAGCGGTCCACTTAACCTCTTCTGAGATCGCTGTCATTTTCTTCTTCCTCCCATGTCATGTTTATGTCGTAATGATTCAATTTGAGATTTGGTAAGAAGAGATAATGCGACCTTCGCTTTTTCGTTACTATAACCATAGTGTTTTTTGACCAGATCCAGATTCTCAATCTGTTCTTTCTTCAACCAAGGAGAGAAACGTTTCCGTTTCCTCAATGTATTTAGAAAAAAAGAATACTGCATATCTTTATCAAGATGTGCATTCATATTCATCTCATTAGAAAATAGAATGCTATCAACAGTACCAGACAAACATCTATTAACGATATAAGCAGGGTAAGAAGATATCGCATCAGGGTCATCACGAATGAGATCCTGTTTATTGTAGTTAATTGAATTAAGCCAGTCTTTGAGTTCATACTTCATGTAAAAGTCCTCACAGGACCACGTACACCCGTTCCAGACGGGTTAACTTCATAGATTACTATTGTACCACTCTTCAGAGTAATGTGTATCTCATTACCCTGGATAACTGCTGACTGAGCACCACTACAAAAGGATGCTATCACACCTCTACGTGTGTGATACAGCTGCACGGTCCCTGTCGGGCGTACACGAACCCCTAAACTTCCCATAATTTGTTAGTACTAATTCACGTCGTTTGTTCTGATCCTTCATGTAATCACCAGTGGATCGCATGGTATAGGTATGAGCAAAATCATACTGACACCATTCAAGATATCTCATAACGATATCAGGGTGATCATTATATGATATCATAACATTGCATAAGCAATCGTCCATGACATCAGCGAATCTTTCATGATCAAATCCTCTATGCTTATCTCCCTTATGACCATAAAGATGATCCTTAATATCATACGGGGGATCCGCATAGATGAATGTTAAGGTGTCGTTGGATCGAAGCTGCTCATAGGACTCATTTGTAATAACCCATCGCTGGATGAGTTCTGAATAAGCGGGTAACTTTTCGATGCCACGCATTGAGAAGTTGGATGTTGATGCTTGTCTTGAGAACGAGGACGATTCAGTAAGACCACTGAAAGAACACTTATTAATAATATAAAAATATAACGCTCGATCTTTGTTATCGGTGTTACTTTCATTTAGTTTCTCCTTTGCTTCATTAAATAATACTCTTGCTTTATCCTCAGTATCATATTCTTTCCTGACACTGACAAGCCCTTTATATAGATAATCACTCTCATCTCTTAAATGAACCCAGAAATTAAACAATGGTTCATAGAGATCATTAACCCAGATAGGTATCTCTTCTGGTAGTCTCTTAGTCATCTCCAGAGCCACGCTACCACCCCCTAAGAAGGGTTCACGATACTCTGTGATCTCTCGACTAGGCAACCACTGAATTAGTTTGGAGACTGCCCTAGACTTACCACCTGGATAACGTAGAGGGGTCTTCAATCCTTTCATCGACATTAATAAAACCTCGGAGTTTCAATTTGATCAACAAGTCTGTTAATAGATTCTGACATGCTACGATAACCTGTACCAACATACATTTGACCAGCAAATACTGATATGGTAGCAGCACCCCAGAAGATATAATAAAATCTTGATTTGACTTGATGTCTTTGTTTCTTCTTCATTAGTTTCTTTTCCCCCATGGTTTTGGGTGTGACAAATCGATCCATTTCTTAATCCATTTCCAAAGTTTTTTCATTTGAATTCGCATTCTACCATAATCTCAGTCAGTGCTGCTAATAGATTTATCTCTTGATCAGCAACGAACGCAGATTGATATTGGTATTTCGCAATAATCAAAACTGCCTGAGGTATACTAGAAGGTTTAAGTGCATCATACAAACTATCATACACTGTCCTTAGTATAGCATTAGGATCATTGTCAAGATTACTATTGACCCACTTACGTGCCACACCAAACTCCTTACCCTTCAATGCACCAACTAACTCTCCGAGTTTAACATCGTTGAGGACTGCCAAGATGCCCGTATCGATTGATCCCGTGGAGCTATACCGCTGCAATTCGTTAAGGGTACGTCGGAAGTCTGGGAAATACTTTTGTATAACCTCGGCAACAACCTTGTCATTAAAGGTAACTCCTTCTTTGGTGAGAATCTCACGGCATCGCTCAAAGAACTTAGCAGCGAGAGACTGTTTGTTTTTACCTCTGACATTACAATCAATTACTGTTGTTCTGGAGTGGAGTGGTTCAATGATTTTGTTCTTGAAATTGCAGGTAAAAATGAATCTGCAGTTTCTGGAGAACTCCTCAATACTCGCTCTAAGAAGGAGTTGTACGTCGGGAGTGGTATTGTCTGCCTCGTCGATGATGATAACCTTGTGTCTCGACTGACTTGTGAGAGATACGGTAGACGCAAAGCTCTTGGCACTACTCCGAACTGTATCAAGAAACCTTCCCTCATCTGATCCATTAATGACATAGTAATCAACTCCTAGTTCTTTACATAATGATTTAGCAACTGTGGTCTTTCCGATACCAGCAGTACCACACAAAAGGAGATTAGGGATCTCTCCGTTGTTAACAAAAGATTGGAATGTATTCTTGATATCGGATGATAGAATACAATCCTCAATGGTTTGTGGGCGGTACTTTTCCACCCACAGAAAATCATCCTTCATACTTACTATCAGGCTCCAATGCGATAAGGTACTCTAGGTCTCTAGTCACCCCTCTAAAGAGAGATGCATTCTGCTTACTAATTGTAACCTCATAATCACCAGGTAGCAACTTGAGGTTCTCTACCTTGAAGTTGAAAGTGAAACTACTATCAGTCTCTCCAACCTGTACAGCATAGGTATTTGAAGTATCATTCTTCTTATCACGAACAACAAGTTTAACAACACCATTCTCTCCAACAACTGCTAAGTCCTCTATCTGATAGATCGCTGCTGCCTTAATAACATTAGAAATATCTGCCCATGCTACTGTAAAACATATATCCTTACTTGGAAGTTCCACCCTATTCTCTGGTGGTTGAACTATAGTAGATGGATCAGCAAAGAAGTACCTTGATGAATTTCTTTTATCCTTAATGATCACATAGTTATCATTATCAAAATTAAAATCAGGATCTTCAAATAATGTAAGACCAGATAAGAACTCACTCAAATCATAGATAGCAAAGTTCTTTGGGAACTTCTCTTCCACGATAGCACGAGAAAGTATATTCTTCTGGATGGATAGAGTAGATAACTCAGTACCTTCCTTAAAACAAATTGACTGATTAATATTGGAAAAGTTCTTTAGTATGTCAAGTGTACTTTTAGAAAGTTTCATAAGGCTCCGAGATCTCCTGTGGTTTGGATGTGAAATGATATAGTAGTATACAATAATGTATTGCCTTTAGTATATCATGTTTTGGACGACCCTTCTTGTCGTACCTACTCAAATACTTTATTGCATTGGATCTACAAAATGCTTCTGCATCACCAACTGATTCAATAAGGTCGAGTGTTTGAATATTAGATCCTTCAGTAGTGTAATGTCCTCTATATGTGCTAGAGATATAATCTTTAGCTTTATCGAGGATCTCATCCTCTTCATACTTACACACTACCTTTGGATTGTCAATACCCGCAGGTGCTGCGGGTTTGACTTTGAGGTTTTCGTTTTCCATTTCTTTTAAAACATCATAAAGTAACCACCATGCCATTATTATACCTCAAAGTTAACGTTCGCGTCAACCTTGTCATATAATTCTTGGAAAGCTTGCTTGGTCTCTTCATCAAAACGAGAGATACAAGTAGTAATTGCCTTGGCACGATTACCAAAAATACTGAAGGCACGTACAATATGAACAAGTCTACGTGTACTGATAACCTCATCCACTCCACCATCAAAGAAGGTCTTACGGATAATATCTGCCCAGTCAACTAGACGCTTACAGAAATCCTGATCATCACATAGTGCCTGAAGGATCTTTATTTCACTAGCAGGTGTTGGATACTCTTGCTCAAAAGTAACAGGGAACCTTTCAAGGAATGCTTCATTCAATACGTTAGTACCAACAAAACGTCCATCATCGGATCCTTTACCCTTAGTATTAGCAGTAGCAACTACAGTAAATCCATTAGCAGGTTGTACATACTTACCGATCTTCTTAAGGAATACACCCTTACCTTCTAAGATACTCTGTAAGCAAAGGATCTTGTTAGAAGCGAGATCAATCTCATCCAATAATAAAACTGCACCACGTTGTAGTGCCTCTACCACAGGACCATTGTGCCAAACAGTGTTCCCATCAACAAGACGGAAACCACCAATAAGATCATCCTCATCTGTTTCAATTGAAATGTTTACTCTGATAAGTTCTCTCTTTGCCTGAGCACATGCTTGCTCTACAGAGAAGGTCTTACCATTACCTGACAATCCAGTAATGAATGCAGGATAAAATATTCTACTTCCAATAATCTTTTTAACATCATTGAAGTTTCCAAACTTAACAAAGTTACTATCAAGTTCTGGTACCAAGTCTTGCTCCACAGTAGGTAGCACAGTTGGTGTTGCAATTGCTTTCTCTAGTATCTCACGTCCTTCCTCAACTGTCAAGTTCCATGACCCACGCTTAACTTTATATGCTTCAAGTTTACGTGCAACAGTAGGATACCCAACATCACGAGAACGTGCAAATTGCTTTACATGAGAGGCATCTATCTCAGTTCCGAATTCTTCACGTAGTTCATCAATAAAGTTGACGGATAGTTTTCTCTCAAAAGGCATAATAATAAGGAAGTTGTTTGTGTATGTACGTAGTATAGCAAAAACACACACCCCGTACAGTGGGTGTGTGCCAGTTATTTGATTGGTCTATGCGATCCTTTCTATGAAGGATGACAAGATCTTCTTGTTCATCTTCTTAGCACCTAGAGACTTAGTGAATGCTCTCTTGATATCTGCTTTAGAATCAGACTTTGGTTCAAACTCTGTATCAGTATTAAGTGCACCTACAGATAAAGCATACTGTACTGTCCAGTAAGAAGTTGTGCAGATGAAAGATTTGGTTTTTCTCCATACTCTATCTGCATCTTCCCATGCTTCATAGTTACGTCCCATGCAGTAACGCTTAAATCTATTCCAATCTTGTCCACCAAGAAGATAGATATTCATAAACTCACACTCAGGAAAACGATCTCTAAGTTGTGAAACAAAAGTACCAGTCTGGTGATGACCATCTTCAAAGGTATATGTTCTACCAGTCTTACGATCACGTAGGAAAGTACGGTCTGCAAAGATGTTACTTTTCCAAATCTTAGTTCCAGTATTATCATACTTCTGCATCTCATTACCATATCCACATGGATATCCTTCACCATCAGTTAAACTAATTACATGAACTTTCTCAGCACCTGTACGTGATTTGAACTCAGGAAGAATATAGTTCATAGAAATCATTGCTTCATTAAGTGGAGTACCACCCATACCTAACTGACTAGGACATCCACAACTACGATTTGAAAGAGAGTATGCTAATCTCCAGAAGTTTTTAATTTGCTTCTCATGCCTACGGTTATTAACTGAACTAGTTAATACATTAACCATACTAAAGTCTTTTAAAATAACTTTGTTCTTAAGTTCAGCACCGAAATCATAGCATGGATCACCATATCCTCTGTAAGCATCAGTGAACATGTATACATCGTAAGCAATACCAACCTTACGGCAGAAACTTACCAATGTAATTAATTGCTTAACTGTTGCTAAGATAGAACTATGCATAGAACCTGACCAATCAAGGTTAAAGATTAAACCATGGTTCTTACCTTGAGGAAGAGTAGTTACCTTCTTAAAGATATCATCGTTATATCTGTAAGTATGAAGCTTCGTTGTATCGAGAACCCCAGTGCGATTAGTAGCAGCACGAGCATAACTCGAAGCTGCCTTACGGCACTCAAACTCTTTGACCAAATAACTGACTTCTTTATTGTTTGAAGATTTGAATTGATTGTATTCATTATCGCATTGCTTCAAAGATTGATAAAAATATCTTGCCATGTGTAACTCATGATCATCAGCAAAATCTTTCTGAGTTTCAAGATCTGCCTTTCCCTGATAGAAGTTATCTAGTACTTCAGATACTTCCTTATTAGAAATAATTACATTCTTACCTAGTGAAGGTGGTAACTCAACATAAACATTCTCACGTCCCTGACTGTGATTAACCAAATGCTTGATTGCTTCCTCAAGATTGTCTGCAGTCCTAACTGTTGGTTCACCATTCTCTACATTTGAACCATCACCACGTCCTGCCTCTTCTCCACCAGGTTGCTCCTTTCCTGCTTCTGTCTGTCCTTCACTATCATTCTCTTCTGGTGAAGATGGTGGTTCACCTTGATTAAAGTCATCTGCAATATCTTCTTCTGGTCTTGGATTTTGATCACCACCATCTTCATACTCAGTATTATCTTCACCTAAGTTTGGACGAGAACTCTGTTCCTCTTCCTGTGCTTTCTTATCCTCTTCCATCTTTCCTTTGCAGTAAGTATATACTTCCTTAGCAAGTTCAAGTACATCCTCAAAAGTCTCTAAGTTAAATGCTTTATCACGGAAAGGTACTTCTTCCTCAGAGAAAGGTACATCAGAGAAGTTACCGATCTTAAAGAATACATTTAACTTGTCTGCAAGATTTAACTTAGACCATTCAATGTCTTCGATCTGAAAGAAATCTTCATCAGAAAGTGTCTCATATCCAGCATAGAAAGTCTTAGGAAGACCAGCATATCTACGCTTCATTAACTTCTCAATTCTAATATCCTCACATACATTTACGAACTGCTGAGGGATCTCCTTTAAGTAGTCCCATTCGTTAGGGGTGTACAATGCGTGACCAACTTCATGTGCGATCAAAAGATCAGTTACTGCATTTACACTATGGTTCCAAGTTGGAAGAGTTAGTACTCTTGTATCCACATTAAACTGTGCTGTGGAAACCTGACGATGTTCTACAATCAGATCTTCCTGAGCAAGAAGTTTAGCGAGTGATTCCTTTACTAAATTCATTAAGTTCCTTGTGTATGTACATATTATAATACCCCTTCCGTGGGGAAGAGGCATTTAGTAGACACTTTATCAACTGTCTGCGTTTGGCACGTGCTTGCCGTAACGCTTGGGGTTTAAGATGGCGTTTCTTTTCCTTTTTGGAATGATGCTGCCAATTTGGAACTTTCATGGAGCTTCTCCAGTGCTGCGAGGACTTCAGGGGTTTCCTCCCACGACCATTCTTGGTTGTGCTTGGAGTTTTTCTTGACGACAGTATGGGTTCTAGTGGTCATGCGGTACGTGCTAGTACATACCATAATACACCACCAGTGACCATTGTGTCAACCAGTACTAGGAGAATATTTATAATCATGTCTGTCCTGAAGGTACTTTAGGTGGACATTCTAGATGAACTGTACCTGTAAGAGGCTGATGCAAGTGCTCTAAGATGTGATCAACTTTCTGATTAAGCTCATCTAACTTTGCAAGGATCTCTGGATGAGGTGCGTGTGATGCTGGTGGAAGATCTGCTGGTGGTACATATCCTGCTGGATCTATAGTAAAAGTAATATCACCTGTTGGTTGAGTATTAATTGTAATGTCCTCTTGAATAAGACCTGGACTTTGATCCGATACATCTGTTCCGATTGTGTTACCAGGAATTGCTGATCCTGATCCGATATTTTGATTGGGGTCGTTTGGCATACCGCCAGCGATTGATCCAGAATAAGTAGGCATAATAGTTTTTTCCAATATTTATTCTTCCCTAGTAATAACTGAGAAGTTTTGTTTCTTTTCTACATGTAATGTAGAGGCAAATTTGTCTTGCAATGCATCTGTCTTATGAGATATAACAAAGACATTTGTTTTATCAGAGACAGTATGCAAGATCTTCATGAAATCATCTGTACCAGATGTATCCAAACTACTGTCAAAGATTTCATCTAGTATCAACAGGTTAGTATTGGCACTGTTTTTCATCTTAGCAATAGTTCTCCAAGTGAAGAGTAGAGCAAGGTCAATCCTCATCTTCTCTCCTTCAGAGAAAGAAGAATAGGTAAACTCATCTCTAAACCTAGACTTGATGGTCTCCTCGAAATTTTCATCGAGATCAAATGACACATAAAAATCTAGTTCCTTAAGATACCTATTAATCAATTGATTCATAACAGGCAAATACCTTTTAATTATACCAGCTTTGATGCCAGTATCTTTCAACATGTTAGCTACAACATCATAATCATTACGGGTCTTCTTTTGTTTAGATAACTTCTGTTCAATATCTAAACCTTCTTGTGCTAAATCTTTTAATTTTGTTTTCTCTCTGGTAATATTACTCCCACCGCTAGACCCTTCAATTGCTCTCTCAATTTTTTGGATTGCATCTCGTTTCCATTGTATTTCTCTATTGTTTGCAGAAATTTTTTCCTGCGAGGATCGTACTTTATTAAGCAGATCTTGTTTGGCTCTGACTTGTGCTGTGATTTCATTAACTTTTTCTTTTAAATCAGTAGAAGCTTTTGATAATTCAGTTAGAGATTTTGTGATACCATCCTTTTTATTATCCCTAAGATCATCAGTAATATCCTGCTTACATGTAGGACACACTGAGTTCTTTTCAAAGAATTTATACTCCTTCTTTAAGTTATGTTTTTTATCTTCAAATTTGGACTGATAGATTTTGAGTTTACCCAACTCATCATCACATGATTCATACTCATCTAACTGTTGCTGTAAGGATGCACATTCCTCTAAACCATCAGCAACAGATGTCACAATTAAACTAATCTCATCCTCAATAGATTTAATTTCTGTCTTTCTTTGTCTATTATTTGCTTGAGATTGCTCTTTAAGGTCATCAATAAACCTTTGCTGCATCTCAACTTTTTCTCTTATGATTTGGAATTGATAATCATACTCTCTAATATCTTCTCTAACAACCTTGAACTTATCTTTAAGTATAGTATTCATAGTAGAGAAGATACGAATATCCAAAAGATCTTCAATAACTTCTCTTCTATTAGGGGGTGTAAGTTGCATGAATGGAACAAAGCATGATGATCCTAAGACCACCACCTGAGTAAATGATTTATAATTCAACCCCAGAATACTCTGTTCCAGATATTTTTGCTGCTCTTGAACAGATGCTTCCTGCGAGAGCATTTGTCCATTGAGATGGATTTCAAACAACGAAGGTTTAAACCCACGTCGTACAATATAGTCACGAGAACCAATACTAAATTCCAACTCAACGAGCAGATCCCTTTCGTTAACCGCATTGACTAGTTGTCCTTTGGTTATTTTACGAAAAGGTTTATTGAACAAAGCAAAGCACATGGCATCCAAGAATGTGGATTTACCAGCACCGTTTGTTCCAGTTATCAGGGTAGCAGGACTTGCATCAAGTTTAATCTCACTATAAACATTACCAGTAGAAAGAAAATTCTTCCAACGGATTGACTTGAATAGAATCATTCGACAAAAATTATTCTCTAGGCGGTACTACTATGTCATCGGGGGTGACAACATAATATTCGTGACCGTGTGTAACACAAGCATGGATAATCTCTCGATCATCAACTTCTACCACTGACATCTCTGGAAAATTATCAGCTTCCAGGAGTCCAGCATAGCGTATTGCGTCGTCTTTGTCAAGAAACATGTAAACTAACTTGTTCCCTTTCTTTTCTGTCACAGCATAAGCACCCTCTGATTCCTTACCATTGAGTGAGAGTATAAACATTAAACTAACTCCAGAGCTTCAACATAAAGTGATTTGAGTATTCCCTTCAATGCTGGTTTATCAGAATACTGCATGTCATCGACATACTTATCTAATATAGTTAGGGTATCTTCCTTCTCTACATCTATCTCTTCATTCAAATCCTGTTCAAAGGATGGATCCTCAATAATCTTAATCTCATGAACTCCTGCAGCATACAGTTGACTAATGAAGTAATCAAACTTATCTGTATTAGTTTTCTTCTCAACGATTATCTTAATAAAACTCTGAGTATACTGAGCGTAATTAAATTTAGATGAATTTATACTATCCTCATCATAATATATCTTCTGATATATGTAATAAGGATTTTCAATAAATTCTAACTCCTTAGTATTAGTATCAAATATATGGAAGCCGCGTTTCTGATTGTAGTCATTCCAATAGATTTGATATGGATTTCCTAGGTATGTTATATTCTCCCTAGTACTCTTCTGATGATAGTGTCCTGAGAATACCTTTTCAAACTTTTTATATGGAGAGGTAGCATGGCCATGATCCATGATGTATCCTCTGTGTGCCTCAAACCCATTAAGTTCTAAGTGTCCCATTGCTATAGGACATTCAGTTTCATCAATAAGAGAATAAGTTTCATCATGATTCTCTTCATTGATCCAAGGTATGAATAGGATAGGTAGACCACCTATCATAACCTCAGTTGCTTTAGAGTATATTGTTACATTATCATACTCTCCAACTGTAGTTACCAGAGTGTTTACGAGATTAGTATTTTTAAAATATGCTGTGTGGTTTCCTACTAAGGCATGAACTTCAACTCCCATGTCCTTTAGTACATCAAAATAATTATGAGTTGCCCACTGTGCTGCCCATATATCTAAGTTTCTACGGTTATCAAATGTATCTCCTAGGTCTAGAACTGTTGTGATGCCACGTTCCTTTAAGGTAGGAAAGAATACATTACGATAGAACTTCTTAAAGAAGTCATGAAATATTCTACTAGATTTCCTTGCACCAAAGTGTTGGTCTGTGATGATAGCAACTTTCATTGTTTAGTTGTATTACTACGTGTCCTGTTGATGATAGTAATAAACTTATCGCCAGCAAATGTACCAGCAAGACATACATCTATCTCATCACCATCCTTCCAGTTCATATCACCATTCTTCTTGGTGTGTAACATAGCTAATTGAATCTTGTCAATTACTTCTTGTTTTAATATCATGTATTTAATACCCAGATCAATCTAACAACCATAGCTGTAAATATCACATAGTAGGTCCACATGATCCACATACCAATTTTATTATGCCTACTCCCACGCTTATAGGGATGCACTGCTAGATGGGGTGATCTATCCCATCCATCAACCATGTAATCTTTAGTATCAAGTTTCATAGCATTCGTGTCTTAATATTATATACTGCTCTACTCTCAGGATAGAGTTCTCTCAATTTTTTAACTACTGCTAGTTGTACTTCAAGAAGTCTCATAAGGTTTTATAATAATACGATTGTTTTTGTAGTCTGCTATGAATTCAAGTGGCACTTCATGGTCCCACATAAGTTCTTCATACATTGCATTCAAACGATCCATGTC